ACGAGTTCAACTCTCGGGTTTGAAGTTTTCCTTCTACTCGAAAACGAGTGGATCATTTACCGTCCAAGCCGGTGGGGCCTACCTCTGCCCCGTGCTCGCACCCGACGCTCGCCGGACGTCTCACCCGAAGGTGTGCTAGGGTTTGCCCCATAGTAATGAGGTCTTAACAATCATGTCGCACGATAGCCTCCAGCGCTGAAAACGCCAGTGGCTCATCGATGTTGCTGTGCCGGAGGTACTCAACGAGCCCTCCAACATCGCGTGCCGAAAGTGAGTAGTGGTAGTATAAGTAATAAAGAACGTCGCCCTCAGTTGGCGATGCGGAACCATCCGCGAAGAGCTTATACTCCTTGTTCTCCTCAATAACTTTCCCGCTACCAATACGTGCATGAATGTTGTCTGCCAGTGCTCTCAGCAACGGGCAGTACTTGCCTAAAGTGCTCAACGTGATTTGTATACCACGGAGCCAGGCGATAAAGTTCGTATCAGTCCGCTTTGACACGTCCCAACCAAGACGTGCCAATAGCTTCCCGCTCTTCGGGATAAGTACATGCGTTAAGCCACACGGCATAAACCGTGCCGAACAAAACTCAACTGCCATGGGGTCATAAGTGCTTTGAAGCTTGACTTCCAGGCCCAGTTCCGTATACAAAGCAACTGCCCCTGAATCTCCTCCGATGCGAGCATATTCAACATCAGTTGTGATTGTGACACTATCGTCACCACAAATAATAGAGATCCATTTGCGACCAGTTTTATGGACATAGTGCTTGAGGCACGCGTTTATAACGGTGTCACCACAACTAGTGTCCGGCCAGCCGGATTGCATAGTATACGGAACGGAGTACTTAGTCCCCAACCCAGTCATACCTGTTGACTTGTTGGTTCGACGAAGAGCGACTCTGATCTTGCGAGTTAGGGTTTTGCGGTAGAAATGGTTCAGGACGCCAAAGGCACCCTTTCCCAAGTGGAGATCAAATCGCGACTGATCGTCCTCAACAAATATGACGCGTTCGTTAGCGCCACACATACTCTCAATAGCCGTAATAGCCTTCGAGAAGCTTCCACCAATTTCCTCATTCGACATGCCACAAGTATAGATGATCTGTTTACCAGCAGATACATCACTCGGCGCCATGCCACGAGGTTTTAAACCCATATGAACATTCTTTGCTAGCCTGCGTATATGTGGCCCTACATAAGCTGAGAGCTTAGGAGGGCAACCTTGGATAAAACGCGGATCGCTAAACACGAGCTCATCCTGTACGGCGAGCTCGACAACGACTTTCTCTTTCTTATTGAAAGAACTGGCCTTAATATCTTTCGGCTTTGGGATAGGCTCAAAGATATTGTGGCGCATGTCGAGAAAAATGTTCCTCTTACGAGCGGGAAAGGTACCACACCACTCGTCGTAATTCATTGGACAGTAGACGGGACGGACCATAGAAGCTAGCACATCAGCCACAGCACGTAGCTTGCACCAACGTTGTTCCGTCGTCCTCAAGATATCTTGGGATGCATGTTTGGGAAGCAGCTTCCCAACGCGTCCATCCATCGCTATGGCCTCATTACAGGCACACTGTCGATTGATGATGGGTTCAAAACCTTTGACGCTGAACCCCCGGCGCATTGCGAAGCAAGGAATACACGCAGTGCTAATGCGCTTAACCTTAAACTCACCCTGTACATCTACAGGTTTAACCAACTTCAGTGCCAAGCATGTGTCTAATTTAACGTAGGGCTTGCTCTCCCCTGTCACTAAGAGTTTAGATCTCAACATGTGACTGGGGTCGCCATAGTAATGGCTGAACAAGTTCCACGCACTGTGCAAAGGCACGGCATATGCAATGGGTATCGAAGTTAGCACGCAATGAACCAGAAGTTTGGCCACATACATGATGATTGATTTGGACTCAGTGGCAGAAAGCATAGCTGCTATCGTTGCACGAAGGAGAACAAATTGAATCTTGATGGGTTGGGCACGAAAACGTGCTAGAAGAAGGTAGGCATAACTACGAGTTGGCTGGGCACCAATATTTGAAAATTCCCTGAGTGCCCTCATAAATGAGGTCACTGCAAATCTCTTAGAGTATTCTTCAAATGATGCATCTGCCACAATACGTACGAATGTTGCGCCGACACGCAGAAGTCGGCCCCACTTACTCTCCTTATCGAGAGACAGCGGTTCGACAGCCTCGTGAGCGGTGATTCGTTTGCAGATGGTGCGCTCAGTCCGGCGACGAGCCAAATTCCATCCTTCAACAAAACACTGCCACATAGGCTTCTGCGTGTTTGAGCACATGACTGATAACGCGCTCTCATCACGAACATGGAGCGTATCCCGCATGGCATTGCGAAATATAAGATCGGCCTCTGCACCAGCCCCCCGTCCAAACAAATGCGCGCCATTGCCAATGGACGACATATTTGCCAGTGTTCGACGCACAGTCATACGGTCTGCTTGCGACGCCACATCTATACGGATGAACATCGAGCACGCCTTGACGTACATCTTAACTCGGAGAGCCTCAGCTTCATCGATCTTGATATCAGCGCTACTGCGCTTCCCTTCTTCCTCATCACTGTCGCTACCTGACGAATCAGATAGCCCACCCATATTCGGGTGGTCGTTGACAAGGTTTGGGCCAGCAGCAACACCTACTCCGTCATTGCCGACCATTTCCTCATGTTGGACCTTGGCTTCGCCCTCATCTGCGCTAATCAGTACGTCTGCTACAGGTGCAGCGCCGGCCAAGGCACCGCGCATCCTGTTGCGTAAACGGCTGACGGGGCAATCCCCTTGCAGATGTCCCACCTGCCCGCAGTTGAAGCACGCCCTTGACGGCGGCTTGTCTCTACGGCGAGGTTGTCCACGCACACCCTTTGCCCGGCCTCTGCCTGGCGGTGTGCCCCGCCCGGTTGGACGGCCACGAGGCGCGCCCACGCCAGTGGGGCCCTCACCTGGGTAACCTAAGGTGGCGTCGAACTTCGCCTTCCACTTAGGTTGTTGTTTTCGCAGTACTCCCTTGGGCACTCTGCGTGCCTTAGGTTTCCTGGGTTCCTTTCTGAGGTCAAAATCTGACATAATGACCCCGTGCTCGCTTTGTTTGCCCACATGAGCTGCTGTGGGGTTCTTTTGCTCGGTTTGCGAAGATGAGCTGCTTGCTAGTTTGTTAAAATTAGCACCAAAATATGTGTGTCACTCGGAGTAACGTGGAGCACTGCATGGCCGGCAGCACTCCTCACTAAGACTGGTGGATTGGACCAGAATGCTGAGGATTTTGTTGTACCAGTAACAAAGGATTCGCAACACAACCAGAAGCTACATTAAGCCTCCAGGCAGCGGCCTGGAGATATCTGATGTGAGTATTCCTTATAATACAACTACGTTTGTGATTTCGAATAACAACTATAACTATTTACGAGGAGCGCCTCTTCTCTCCGCGTCAGGTTGTCTAAACATTCCCAACCTCGATCAGTCCGACTGATGCACAGGTTAAATGGGTGTAATAAAGAAACGTGCATCCTAAGATGCACGCTGCCTGTAACAGCCAACCCCTCACGGGGCAGTTAGTGTAAGTCATTTAGAGGAAAATCTCCATCATAACGTATTAGATCTATGTTTGAAACATCCTTGATCAGGGGATGTCGGACCCTCGATGGGCCAATCTACACGCAGTGAATCATAAATCTACAGGCGTTCGCAACCAAGTTGCACGCACCCACTGTAAATTTACCAACGGCGATGAACTGAAACTCATCAGAGCCGTCACTCTCTACGTACAGCATAACTCCCACTTCCGAACTGCCGTCTACACTGGCAGTCGAATAGGCGAGTCCGCCTGGTATTGTGGCACCGTTCTTACGGAGATAAATCTCGAACTGGCCATTACCACCGCCCGACATTCCAAACGTTATCGAGCCGTGTATAAGATACACGCCTGAGGGTATTGTGAACCCTGTCGCCGCAGCCGTAGCCCCTGTGGTGTTGGTTAGTTCCGTATCGAACAGTCCATCACCTAGGACCACGCCCACGTCATTTGCCAGCGCCAGATTAGCCGAGTTATACCATTGTGCAAAACACTTTGGTGCAAGGATAGGATTACTCGTGATAGGATTGAACAATTCAACCTCGTAATGGACCCACAACTTCCCGATAGCATCGGCGTTGTCTTGTTCCAAAGTAGCGAGGTAGAAAGTACCGCTGTCATAAGTTTTAATGTCACCTGCAACATTCGTTGATCGAATGTAGTGTCTAGTACCCATGCTGTTCATGGATGCACTGTCAAACTTACAATCTAGGTTGGCCCAACTCGTCCCTTCCATGGCACCCTGCATGGATGCCGCGCTCTTCTCATCCGCGGGCGGAGAGGTTGCAGCGTTGTAATCTGGAACGAGGATTAATG